GGGCGCTGTCCGGTCTGCCCGGTTCAAAGACCTTGATCAGCTTTGCGCTGCAAACCAGTGAAGCCCCTGGCGTGGTGCCAGGGGCTTTGTACTGCTGCTCAGCGCAGACCAACCGCCGGTGCAATCAGGCTGGTCATGCGCCGGTTGACTTCAGCAAGACCAGGGCGCTTGCGCTCCACCATGACAACGGGGCGACCCTGGCTTCGGCGTACTCCGCTGGTAATGCTCCAACCTGCGGCGTCGAGTGCAGCCTTAGCGGACTGGCCAACCGCAACGGTAACGGTCTCCGCCCACTGGTTCGTATTGCCGTTGAAAATCCTGATGTACGCGCTTCCTGCGGCACGGCTGGTGTTGTCCCAGTTGTACAGGGTGGCAGTGAACATTCTGGCCCCTCTCGCTGTGGCGGAGCACCAGTCAAACACAGACAGCGCGCAACGCGCAACCCACATACTCTTTTCAGGAGGTGACCGGACATGGCAAGAGGCGGAGCACGGGCCAACAGCGGACCGGTCCCCACCAGTACGGGCCGCAGCCACAAGGCTAAGCAAGACCAGCAAGGTTGGATCACCCTTCCTGCCGAAGGTCGTGACGGAGCGCTTCCCGCGTTCCCCCTGGTCGACCCTAGCGCGCGCGAGTATGAGATCTGGGAGCGCCTCTGGGAGACCCCTCAGGCGGCGCAGTGGGAGCTCATGGGGTTGGAGTTCGAGGTAGCTGCCTACGTGCGCCTACTGGCCCGCGCAGAGCTTCCTAAGTCCTCTTCGCTGATTTGGTCACAGGTCAAGATGCATGGCGAGTCGCTGGGTCTCACCGCTAACGGCATGCTCCGCAATCGCTGGGTAGTTGGCGACACTGCACCGGGCGATGCCGCTGAAACGTCCACTCCTGCTGGTGTCACATCCATTGCTGAGCGGTTGAAGGTGGCCCGCAATGGTTAACCTGGTCGACGCTGAGCGGGTCATGCTCGTGTCGCTGGAATGGATTCAGCAACACGCAGTAATCCCGGATGGTTTTCGTCAGGGTGAGCCGTTCGAGCTTCTTGACTGGCAGGTTGAGGTAGCGGCCAATTTCTATACGGTGCGTGACAGCGCCGAACTAGGGCAGCGAAGCGCGGCGTACCGCTTTAGGCGTGGTCAGGTTGTCATGCCGCAGAAGTCGGGTAAGGGCCCGTTCGCTGCTGCTGTGGTGCTGCTGGAAGCCGCTGGACCCACTGTGTTCGCCGGTTTCGCCGAAGGTGGTGAGTATTACCGCTGTGCGGAGCACGGTTGCCCCTGCGGATGGCGCTATGACTACGCTCATGGCGAGCCTATGGCACTTCCGCAGCCTACGCCGCTGATTCAGCTTCTGGCGACGTCTGAGGACCAGGTGGCCAACGTGTACCGGCCGCTTAAGGCGATGATCCGGCACGGCTCCCTAGGCGCTGTTATGAGCGTTCGTGAGGGGTTCGTAAAGGTCGGCGAAGAGGGGCGCATTGACGTCGTCACGTCCTCCGCGCAATCGCGACTAGGCAACCCCATTACGTTCGCCATTCAGGATGAGACCGGCACGTATTCAGCAACCAACAAGATGATCAAGGTTGCCGAGACGATGCGCCGTGGCCTCGCCGGGATGTCGGGCCGTTCGCTGGAAACAACGAATGCTTGGGCACCGGACGAAGAAACAACGGCTCAGCGAACCTTCGAAGGTAAGGCGGAGGATGTTTACAAGTTCTTCCCGCAGGCCCCGGCCACGCTGAGTTATCGCAACAAGACCGAACGGCGGCGCATTCATCGCGCTGTCTACGCTGGCTGCGAGCATATAGACCTTGACGCGATTGAGGCTGAAGCAGCAGAGCTACTAGAGACTGACCCCGGCCAGGCAGAGCGATTCTTCGGAAACCGCGTTGTCGCAGGTCACGGGGCGTGGATAGAGGCATCTAACTGGCTTGCCCGCGCTGATGATCGCGTAAAGCCTGCGCCTTCGGAGTACAAGCTGATGAAGGTCCCGATTGTGTTGGGATTTGATGGCTCCGATAGCGACGACTGGACCGGCATTCGCGCTGAGACCATGGACGGTTACCAGTTCACCCCTAGTTACGGCCCGTCAGATCGCCCAACGTATTGGGACCCTGCGGAGTGGGGCGGGCAGGTACCCCGCCTAGAAGTTGATGCCGCAATGGATCAGCTATTCCGCACCTACGACGTCAAGCTTATGTACTGTGACCCACCGTATTGGGAGACAGAGGTCGACCAGTGGGCGGAACGGTACGGGGAGCGGCGTGTTATTCGCTGGCATACCCGGCGACCGGTGCAGATGCATGCTGCTGCTGAGCGAATCAAGACCGACGTCATCAAGAAGGACTCCAACTTTACGCATGACGGTTGTGAAATCACAGCGCGTCATATGTTCAACGCTCGCATGGCAGCGCGCCCGAGTGACCGCTACGTACTGACTAAGCCCGAGCACCGCCGAAAGATTGACCTTGCTGTAGTCAGCGTGCTGGCCCATGAGGCAGCCTGTGACGCGATTGCCGCTGGACTACTCAAAAAGAAACCACTCTACATGTCAGCATGACAGAAGGGACGGGCCGAATGGCCACGATTGAACAGGCCCGTTCGCTGGTCGACGCGCTGGAAAGTGAGCTTCTTAACCGGCGGTCGGATATCCAGAAGAACACGGACTACTACCGTGGAAACCATCGGCTGCAATTTGCGTCAGAACAGTTCCGCAAGTTCCATGGTGAGCGTTACCGCAATTTCGCCGATAACTGGGTTCAGGTTGTCAGCGATTCGCCGGTAGAGCGCCTGACGGTCAACGGTGTGGTGCCTGCTGGTGCTGAAAAGGCCGATGACGAGTCGTGGCGCGTATGGCAGCGCAACAGCCTTGACGCCGATTCGCAGCTTGGCTTTCTGGGAGCAGTGAACAGCGCGCGTAGCTTTGTTCTCGTATGGGGAGACCCCGACGACGATGAGACTCCGCAGGTCACCTTTGAAGACGCGTCGCAGTGCATCGTTGCCTACGTGCCCGGTAGTCGCCGGAATCGTCGCGCAGCGTTGAAGCGCTGGACCGATGGCGGGGAAGAGTACGCCACGCTGTACCTCCCCGACGAGGTTTGGAAGTTCCAGCGAGGCACCCTAGGTGCAGTCGATAAGTCGCCACAGATGCAGTCTGTAGACGAAGAGTTCAAGACTTGGCTTCCGCGCGATATGGGCGATGAGCCGAATCCGCAGCCTAACCCCATGGGCATTGTGCCTATGGTCGAGCTACCCAATCGGCCGATGCTCGCTGAGGAACCCATTAGCGACGTCGCAGGCGTTGTCCCTATGCAGGATGCGGTGAACCTACTTTGGGCGCACCTGTTCACTGCTGCTGATTACGCATCGTTCCCGCAGCGCATTGTGACTGGCGCTGAGGTACCTGAGATTCCGATTCTGGACGAGACTGGGCAGATAGTCGGCTCCCGCCCCGTTGACCTAGAGCGATTCGCCGTTGACCGCGTGATGTTCTTCACCGGCGACAATGTGAAAACAACGGAATGGTCAGCGGCCAACCTAGAAGCGTATACGAGCGTCATTGAGGTTGCGGTGGGCCACATTGCAGCGCAGACGCGCACCCCGCAACACTACCTAGTTGGCAAGATGGCGAACCTTTCGGGTGATGCGCTGATTGCCGCTGAGACTGGTCTAGTGAAGCGTGTTGAGGAAAAGCAGATTTGGTTTGGCCAGGCACTTCGCGAGATGTTCCGACTGATCGCGCTGGCGCAGGGCAATCCGGCGAAGGCTAATAGCCTGGCTGGTGGCCGAGTGCTTTGGGCGGATGCTGAATCGCGCTCGCATGCGCAGCTTTCCGACGCACTGTTGAAGCTGAAGCAGATTGGATTCCCGTTTGAGTGGATCGCGCTGAAGTACGGCCTTACGCCTACTGAGATCGTTGAAATGCTCAAGATGCGTGAGCGCGAGATGCAGCTAGACCCCATGGGTGCGGTTACAGCGCTGATGGCGCGCGATCCTGCCCAGTCTGTTGAGGCGTAATGGGGTGGACTCCACTAGCGCGTAGACATCAGCAGCAGCGCGAGGCTTTGGCAGACGCTACGGCCCGCGCCGTTCTCGCTGAATGGTCCAAGGTTAATCCAGAGCGTGTGGCTGCCGAATGGGGCAGGCTACTGCCACGGGTCACCGCAATGGTGCAGCGTGGTCAGCTTCATGCCGCTGAGGGTACGCACACGTTCATGCGTGAGCTACTGGGTCCGGATGCCGCGAACGAGCCGGAGATTGATCCCGCGCAATTCGCATCACAGTCGCCGGATGGGCGCGACGCTATGGGACTTCTTTCCCGCGCTGCACCTCAGGCGATCACCGCACAGCAAAGGGGGTTCAGCCCGCGTGCCGCAATGGCCCGTGGCGCTGCGTTCCTAGACCTGGTGGTACGCACTGTGGTCGCTGACACTGGCAGGCAGGCGGATCAGGTGGCCATGGTGGCGAA